TTACGCCTTCACCTCAACATTATCCAACGCCTGATTCACCGCCAACTCCCCCAACATCACCACCTGCGCAATGCCCAGCGCGGTTTTGCGGTGTGAGGGCTCGAGTGCTGCGGCGAAGTTGTTGAGCATCTCCGAGGCGGAACTCAGCGTTTCACTGGCATTGGCCAGCAGGGATTCCGAGTCGTACTTGGGGTTGGCGAGGTACATGCGCTCGGGCTCGTTGACGCTGGCCATGATGTGGCCGGTGGGAAGGAGGTAGTGATCGAGGGCTCGCTCGGCGGCTTCGTGGAGCTTTTTGGGGTTGAGGGAATCGTAGGGGGATGCGGGGTCGGTTTCTGGTGGGTTGGGCGTTACTTTGAACATAGATGGAACCTCTAGCGCGATTACTAAAAGAAGCCATCACCCACGCTACCAAACGATGGGTGGCGGCCATACGCGGGTTGGTAGACCGGTCGCACTAGAACCCGGCGCCCACGAATGGGCCCCACGCATGACCACCATGAAATCCGAGTCCTGGGAAAGCGACTGAATTAGGTAGTGCGATGCATCTAGACACGAAGCGGGCTACCAAACCCGATCACTGGTTTTCAGTGACGTGAGGACGATAGAACCTGCGGGCTAGACGCACAAGCCGGGGGATTCTGTCTTAGGTGTAGGGGGAGGCGCAAGGTGGTGTAGGCCATTAGCGGCGGCACCTAGGTGTTTTTAAACAAGCATAGTGTTGTTGAAAGACTCGCCCGGGTGAACTGAAAAAAGTGCCCCCTTCCCATAAATAAATCCGTCCCCTTTTTTCAAAAAAGGCTAGCCCCCTTCTATACCGGGGTCTCAGGCGTATCACCCTCACTATGTGGACAGTGAGTCTAAACAGAATCGACCTAGCCCCCCTCCCCCTACTAACCGACATGCTCAGTGATAGGAACCATCACCGATCCGTCCTGCTCGTCGTAAGCTATTCCCGCTCCGTACTTGTACCTCTCTGCCTGCTGCCGAAGCTCCTCGGTGTCAGCCTCATACAACGTAAACCGGTATTTTTTCGTGTAAGACGCCGAACCTGGGGCAGTGATGACGGAGAGCGTGAACACGTATTCTCCCGTTTCCCAAATAAAGAGCTTTCGAAACAGCTCCGAGAAGGGAGCGATCATTTGTGGTTCAGCTTCCACCAGCTCTTTCTTGTCCGGCGGCTGGGCGTCTATTTTCTGCCGAATATCGGCTCGCAACCGCGCTAGGTCGGCCCGATACGCCTTATCAACCTGGCGCTCAAAATTATTAAAAAAGGTAACGGCATGCGCCCAACTGTCCCCAGGCTTCAAGAAAAAGGGAACGAGCAAAACAGTCGACGTTGATGAAGGCGTTTCAAAATATGCCTGCGCATGAAGCGTTACGAGAGGCTGACCATCCCGGACCAAGTCGAGATGCATCGACCGAATTCTCAAGCTTCGTCCACCTGAATTAGTTATCCCTACGACCAGTCCTAGGTTCGGATTTCCTACACGATGGGTCAGCTGAACGCGGCTGTGAACTTCAACTTCTAAGCGGCGAGGACGGAGTAGCAAATGAATCGGGGGGAGCTGCGACAAAATCACGGCAAGGATCGATACAACCAACGACCAAAATTTCCAATCAATATAGAACGGCAATGCAATTTCATTGGCCAAAACGATTCCCTCCACGCATTGAGCGCTGCCTGTACCCTAACGCCACGCCTTGGCTTTCGCGCACGGATGCATGACGAACTGACAGTGATTCTAGAAGTAGAAAATTGAAATGCGCTGTTTTCCTTCAGAACCTTGCCATGAAGGGCTACAAAGTGATCGAGGCTCCGTCAAGGAACAGGAAATGTACGTATCCGTCTAATCAGAAACCCGCCAAGCCCAGGTCCAGGTCCAGCCCAAAGTCAGCATGGTTGCAAGGCTCAATTGCGCACTCCTTAACGTTGCACAAAAATTAAGAGGTCCGTCGGCGGAAGGGGGATAGGTGCTTTTGCGCCATTTTTCTAGAAAACGAATTTTGCGGACGACGTGGCTTCGGACCACGCCTCCATAACTACTTATAGGCAGAATATTCCGATAGGATAAAGCTAAGCCACGCGTCATCACGCATCGCAATAGGAAGTTTAGAATGGATACTAGTAAGTTTTTTGAAGGTATGCGAAAAGGCGACTTAGAACTCCATTGTACCGAAGTTGTAATCACTCAACGCTCAGCCGAACTCGAGCTAAAAGGGCACGGAAAGCTTCTGATCAATCCGACCGGATTGATTTACTTAGAGCTAGTCTGCAAGCCCATTGAAATACCAGAAAAAAGCACAATATTAAGCAAAGTCCCACAAAGCCCGTTCGATGAAAACCAAAAACTAGAACTAAAAGCAACAACCATTCAAGGCTGGACATTTGAAGCAACTGATTTCTCATTTCAAATGAATAATATTTTTACTACAAAACCTTTTGTAGTCAACATACCACTAGAGCTTATTGAACTTCACTATGAGTCCTCTTTTATTTCAGAGCATAGAACCAACCTTAACTTTGAGATATGCGAACCGTGCCGAATACCCACAAACAAACTAAACACCGTAAAAGCCAGCTTAAAAGGATATGAGTCCTACAACTGGAATCAGACGCTGATCGAGATCGACAAACCTAAATGCGAGATATCGATTATTGATCACGAAGCCTATATGGAGATTAATGCGAGCGGCGACTTTAATATTGATGAGATTTACGAATCGCTTAACTACTATCTTGCTTTATCTTCAGGTCGCTTGCCGCAGCCTTATGCTGTGGTACGGCGCTCAGGTCATGCTCATACGCTCCAGCTCAGATCTGTCAACAAGGCGTACAGATCCCACACCATAGCAGAACCGTTCCCTGCCTTGGCTTCGGCACCTGGCTGGCCAGATTTCCATTACGGAATCCTTTCTGGCATGCTGAAGGTCCGTAGAACTAACCCGAACTTGTTCCAAAGCGGATATGCTCAGTGGGCGCGGGTGTGGCATGCTTATCGCTCCCAGACTAGTGTTACGTTACTTACACTGGGTGTGGCTATCGAAGGTCTGCTCAACGACGTATACATCCCTAGCCTCGAACTTTCTCAGCAGGATACCGAATTAGAAAAAGCAAAAATAGATATCATTCTGAAACTGAATAATCTAGCGATTAGCAAAGACCACAAGGCCACCTTAGTTTCCAGCGTCGAGAAATGGGGCAATATGCACCCCAAAAAAGCACTTTCCATCCTTGTTGAGCGTGGAATAGTAGATAAGGACGAGCGACAATCTTGGATAGATCTGAGAAACTCCTCCGCTCACCCAAAAGCTGCTGGGGTATCTAACGCGATATCAAAAAAAGACTTCAAGCGCATGTGTGACTGCCTCAGCCTTTTCTACATCTTTTCATTGAGTATATTTGGCTATCAAGGCCCAGTGTATAAATTTGGAAAAATTAACCATCCTGATTTACTGCAAAGAGAAATGATTAATATTGTTTTACCTGAAAACTCCAAAGGTGCGCTTGACGTGTAATACTCATGCCGACAGATTAACATTCGGGCAGGGTAGCAATACCCTTAACTTCATAGACAAAAGTTATTTACACACTTCAAGACCCGAGTGCTACATCTCCTTGCAGAGTAGAACTCCTATCTCGACAGAAAACAGGTGAATCCCACTGTGTAAAGCGCTGCCCTCCCCATTCCTGATAAACTCCCCAACCTTCACCCCTCTGATCCAGATTCCCCCAATGTCTCTACAACCCGCCCCACTCTCCCGCCGCTTCTCCGTCGCCCCGATGATGGATTGGACGTAGTCACCCATCAGCCTCCCATCGCGCAAGGTAATGCGCCGAAAGTTTGTTGTTTTGTAGCAACTTTCAAGCAAGTCGCGATCGAGCAATCAAGAATACTTGCCGACACTGATTCTTATGTCAGAAGGTGGCGAGGCTACGTCAGACGAATCTTCGTCTCGAAACGTGTTTGAAGGATGTAGCAATCCCACACGGGAGGATGAATCAGACACCGTTTGCTTAAGCAAGACTCGTGCGTTGCAGCGTCCCAACGACGGGTTAAGTAAGTGTCGTCGATGAATTTACCTAGAGTAACTGAAATCTGAGGAATTTTTCGAAATAATCATGGCGCAGCAACCGAGAAACAGGTGTGCAATAAACAATATTATCTAACACAGCAGACACTTTATCGCATCCGCCGCGTGAGCCGCTCAACATAAGCAACTCCGCCAAGCCAGTCACCCGTATACAGATATTACGCAATTCATCGTTTCCGAAAAGAACGGAATCCCATTAAAAACTGGAGCCCTAGATTTAAGACACGTACCAAACGGAACAAAAGAATTAACATATTCTGAAATCTTTTCACCCGCCTTATCCTTACACGCTGCTTTTATCTCTGAAATTTTTAGCTTCTTGTAGGACTCTATAACTTTGCAAGAAAGCTCATCAAAAACTTCATACAGATCATGCCCGCGAACGAATAAGTAAATATTCTCAGCACTCACTCCAGCAACGCCAACTTTAACACGATAATCGTCAAAGTCCGACTCCAAACCTTCTGTTTCGATGTGTCCATGCAAGACATTCAACAAAGATGATAATTCAGAGCAAAACCTATCCCAGAGCGCACATCCTTGAAATCTGATGGCCTGCTCAACGGGTTTTTCCTTTAGAATATCAATAACCTCTTTGAAATTCTTTTTATAACCTACCACTAACCCTTGTTTATCACCACCCAATACCGCTTGCAGAAAAAGCAATCTAATAAACGGCTCAAAAATAGCAGCCGAGAAGTTCCCGAAAACAATGGAGAAAGGCTGCGCTAGATTATCTTCTGGCACTCCAACCAAATGACTTATAATCTGATCAATAATTATCGGATTCAGATAAATATTTTCCTTCGAGTGAACATTTGTCCAATATATATGATCCACCCCCTTATATTCATTCCGAAAACCATCCGCAAAACTGCTAATGAATTTAAAATCACTATCCAAACAAAATATTTGATACTTACTTAAACTTATTTCGCCCGCCTCCATGAGACTCAAAAGCCTATCACATCCATTTGCGACTTTTTCGTCTTGAGCAACAAATATTGATGACTGCTTGAACTGGAAATTAAACCCTTTAATATTTCTAAAAATGGGGACCCACAATCGTGAATCGTCGTGCGACTCAAGCCAAATAACAACTTCCGGAGGCTCAGCCTCATCCATAAAAAACTTTTGATTTTCAACATACTCTGCATCAAACGGAAAGCCCAAAGAGTCCATATCAAGCCTTACTAAAAAAACCAATATTAATAACTTTTTCTCCAGGAACGTTGCCAACCATCGCAGGAGAGTGTGTAGATACGAGGAACTGTGAATTCGGCGCTAACGAGAACAGACTCTTCAACAATTGTTTTTGCCACTTTATATGCAAAGAGAGATCCGGCTCATCCAACAAAAACAACGTATTCTTATCTTTATTCAAAAAGACCGCCAGCAACAAACAAAGTAATGTTTTCTCCCCCTTAGACAAATTAAACCACTTAACCTCACTCAAATCAGACTTCAACCTCAAGGACAAGAAGCCATTATCCCCTACAAACACCTCTCTATTAGTCATTTCAAAAAATAAATTCGCTTCATTTAAAAATTCCCCATGAGCGCCTGCACGTTGCATCTTTTCATACTCGAAAATTTGCCGCCTCAAGGCTTCAGGCATTTCTCTATCAGCAAATAAATCTATAACATTTCTTAAAATCGAAGCAACATGAGGAGCTGTTGCAGTTTTTACGTCCAGACTAGAAAACTCTAGCAGCAGAAAATAAAGAGTTTTATCAAGCGTATTCTTTTTAGAAAAGATATCAAGCTCATCTAAGTTCTCAGACTCATCAACAGCAGCATTGAAATTAAACAACTCATCACAATACAATACAGACTGAATACCCGGCCCCTGTACATCCCCACCGTCATTCTTTTTATTTCTATTCTTATTTTTTGAACCGAGCTCAACACTAAGTATATTAGTTGATCGAGTATCGCGCTTCTCGCCTTCCTTACTCACTAACAACTTTTTTTGCTTGCTATCAGGAACAGCTCTAGCGAGCAACTCATCATAAAATATTTTTAGCGCATCTACTTTATCACTTGTTCTCTTTAGCGTAGGAAGTGAAAATTCTTTGTCTACTGGACGCGCCATTTTCACATGATTTAATACCACACCATTTTCTAAGAAAATTTGGCTCCCCCAATTTGATCGAGGAAAAGAATATTCACAATCACCATAGAGTGAAACAGTGCTATGGATTACTCCAAGAGTTGTAGACTTACCAACTCCATTATAACCAGTGAGTATTGTTACAGGTGAATCTATATTAATAATCGCAGTCTCATTAGGCTTGAACACATTATGTATTGCCACCTTGGAAATTTTATTCATATCACCTTCAGCGTCCTGCAAATTGACTTGAGAGATCACTTAGACCCTTCCCCACTATACAGCATTTGCCACATTTCTTCATCAACTACAAGGCATTTTTATATGGCATGATCAAGCTAGAGAACGCTGCTGCAGACGCCAATAGATCCAAAATTCTGCTGTCAGCCCGGATCGTTAACCCCTTACAGCATCAACGAATACTGGTTTCGATGTCTGCGACCAGAGGGATGTCAATTCATGATCAAGCTCACCGCGGACTTTAGGTATCCTTGATACTGATAGGTAATTGTGTAGCGGACTCTCAAGCGCCTGCCTGAAACTGTCGAACATCGAGTGAGCACATGGTGGACTGCCTTAGCCCTCGCGTGCCCCCCCTGCTACCCTGGCTATCTGTCCGAAACATAACGTTTTTTAGAAATGTATAAACGCGCAGCACAAACGGCACTTTCGATACTATGCTTTTCTTCTAAAAGGACTCAATGTTATGTCAGACGAATATTCGTTATCGAATGTGCTGGATAGGATGTACCAGAATCAGCTCAGTCTGGAAGCAGCATTGATGGAGTTAACGCTTCATGCTGAACAGCAAGGTTGGTCGAAGTCGGAGACAACGTTCGGGGTGCCTTGTGGAAGATTGGCGAGAACGCCGGACACATTAAACAGGGTCTAGCTAAACTGAAGGGCAAAAGTGCAGGTTAGATTCGTATCGTTTCGCTGACCCATAGTCATTAGGATACGTCCGCATGCGCAATGAGAGATGCAATTGAAAGCATGGCTCAAGGCGGCGCCCCGCCGTCAGCTTCCAACTTTTTCCACTAGTTGGTCGTCCGCTATGGGCCAACTCCGATCACTGGAAACCAGTTACAAGGGTAGGGATTCGAACCCCTTCTCGCAGCTTTACAGACCGTTTTAGACCACTAAAAACGGCGTTTTCAACCTGCGCCGTCGGCTTCCAGCGGGCCCAAGCGGCCCTATATATGCCCTAACTTTGCCCTAGAGAAGAACTGTCGGCCAAAAACCACCATTCACGAATGACCGCTTTCGGCCAAAAGCGGTCAGTCATCAAAGCCCCAAAAATGTCCCGAGGCGAGTATCTAGTCACGCCAATCGGGCCCGTCATTGTGAGCAAGGCTAGTGGTTTCAACCATTTGCTAGCCGGAGATAATCGCAAATAGATTTTTGCACAAATAGGCATCCTCTCTTTGGATGAAATCTTCGGGGCTTTCATTGCAGGAAAAAGCTTCGAAAACGTGGTTAATAATTTTTTTTGCTTGGTCCGTATTAAGGACACGAATGTCTATCAGGTCAAGAAGAGCATCGGCTATCTCGTTTAAACTAATGCAGTATTCTTCAGCGGCAACCCTAAGCAGCGCTCGCATCTCCCTATGTTTACTATCTGAATCTACATTGTTTTTCAGAAATTCAAGTGGCTCTTCCAGAATTTCAAAAGGATAAATCTTTTGATACCTGTCGCAGTATTCTATAAGGATCCGCCTAATCTTCACGCCATCAAATTTTTGAGAGCTTGCCCCTAACAGTGCATTAATTTTCGTATTAGCTATCCAGCTTTTCATCGCGAAATTTACCTTGCTTAGCGCTTATTTAAGGGACGTCGACTGGCGGATCTTGGCCGGTAGCGGTCGCTTGTTAGGGGTCGTTAACGGCCAATAGCGGTCGCCCAACTGCTTCACCCTCGCTTAAGGACCAGCCAAGTGATATACCGCGCTTGGGTCTAATGCATGACACAAACAGGCAGTCTCATGATGCGATTCTCAATTTATAGCGGATTGGTTTTGGTGGGCTACTCGGCGCTCGATTACGGAGATCCCCCGATGGGCGTTGCTTTCGGCCAATTCGAACCTGCCGATGGGTACGCAGCTATCCAGAACCAGTGCTTCACGAACCATCACGACCAGACCGTTCTGGATCTTTCTGTTCAGACCGAAGCGGGTCTGGTCATTCCATGTGCGGGTCTGGCCATCCTGGATTACTCCGAAGAGCTCGCGCCACCGTGCATCGAAGTGAACATTTTCGGCATTCCACATCCGCTCTATGGCGAGCTGTTTCCTCAGCACGTCACCCTGTATGAGCGTCAATTCAGCTAATCGGAATGTCCCGCCGATGTCCGCTTCGGGTTGTGGACTCAACCGGCCATTAGCTGTCCTTCACGAAGGGCAGCTTTGGGTCGATAGCTGCCTCCCGTGGATGACCGCTTTTGGCCGATTATTGCCTGTCACAACGGGCCTTGCCCCAGAAAAGGGGGCTGATTGGCTAGCGTCACCGATGAGTGAAATGCTGCTGTACGAAGGCGTGATCTTCTTCGACCAGTCGAGGGTACCTGCTTTCATCAAGCGTTTCACGAAGTCGCTTGGAGTAGCCTGCCTGCTCAAATGCTACTTGGCACCTCGCGCTGTCATAGAACGACCGGAGATGGGCGAGTGCCTGATCAAATTTGGGGCTTTCAATACGTAGAAATAGACCTGTCAAATCTAGCTGGTCTGTGAGCTCTCGATACAAGTCGATTGCGAAAATACTGCCTCCGTTATTTCGAGCATGATAAACATGCACGTCGCCGTAGCCGTTGTAAAGGTGGGCGAAATACAACTCGTGGAGTTCGAGAATATTGACGGAAATTTCAAGGGTCGAAAATACCGCCTGCAGGTAGACGCTGGGAGACGTCTGATCACCTTCCCAGGTTACTAAATCTGACATGGATACACAGATCGCGAATTCTTTGGCATAAATAGTTTTATCGGACATTCTCATTCCAACGCTGAGTGTTTGAATTTTTAAGGGTGGACCTTCATAAGTCACCGACTACGAGTTATGCCTCATATCGTTCGGACAGAGCATCAGCTCATCACAGAAATAACCGGCAACCGCTATTCTATCTCCGCGAGCGGCCGGAAATGGCCGAAAGCAGCCGTTGGCATCAGGCGCCGACACCATCAGGGTGGCAGGAGATTGGCTCACAGTCTCGCGGGTTCGAATCTCTCCTTCATCGCCACATTCCTAAACGCAACCCACTGATTTTCATAGAGAGAATCGGTAGGTTTTGGTGTCTGAAAAATAACCAGACGGGACAGATGCCCGTCCCGGTGCGAAGGTGGGTGCGTGAGCAGTGAAGGCAATCTCGACAGAACGCCAAGAAAAAAGGTGCCTGCTTTTTTGGTAGCTAAGGACGCGAACGCCCAATGCTACTAAGCTGTCGTTCTAGATCTATGACGCAGCAGTACTCTTTTACTCCAGGAGCAACTCGTGAATACAAACCAGAACTGGGTGGCTACATACGGACATGCTGAGATTAATGGAAGCGAAATCACTCATGTTCCTACGAAACCGTTGTTCAGTCAGCCAGTTACGGCTATAAGTGTCGACCAAAAAGTTTTTTCTCCTCACACAGTTCTTCGCTCAAATATCGAATTTGAGCAAGGCAGCATCTCATGGGAAGTTCTTCTTGACGGTGGCGCCGGTACATGTGTAATTCTTCTTCCAGCAGAACCTTCTTCACCCCAATCCTCTGGCACGGTAGCCAATCCAACTGAGCTAACTACTGATTTCGAGCTAGCGCTTGGAGTTAACTGCCTTGGCGCTCCGTATGGTATCGCGGGACTCAGGAACTTTAACTGGGAGCCGGTTATCGGTGCTGGACATGGTTCAGCCGTACCAGTCCATAAATGGGTCAGTATGAGTGTGCGTGCTGTTGGATCATCTATAGACCTGTACGTAGATAATGTTCGAGTGCTTACCGTTACGCGTACACTCAAGCGCGGTCAAATTGGGCTTTTCATGCAGGGCGACGAGCGAGTCAAGTTTCGGAATCTAAAAATCGACTCACAACAGCCTCTCTGCTTCGTCGTTATGCAGTTCTCAGCTGACTTCAATATATTGTATAGCGACGTTATAAAGCCTCTTTGTGAGGATTATGGCTACAATGTTGTCCGTGGAGACGACTTTCATACGTCTGGCCAGATTTTGGAAGATATAACTCAATCAATCCGTACCGCGGCACTTATAATTGCCGATGTCACTCCTGATAATCCAAATGTATTCTATGAGGTAGGTTACGCCCACGGTTTAGGCAAGGCCACAATTCTCCTAAGCGATCGATCTCGCGAAAGGCTGCCATTCGACATTTCCGGCTTTCGCACTCTTTTTTACGACAACACCATCGGCGGCAAAGCAATAGTGGAACAAAGACTTAGGCAGCATTTAGACGCTCTTCGCGCACGATGAACCGAACCTTTCACTGTCCATGCCTCAAGTTAAGGGCGGTTTATGATGTCCGCGTTCAGCCAAAAGCCTCCTATTTCAACGCACGCTCAGTAGCGCTTACAGGTTTATAAAAACATCATCTGAAATTAGGCAACCGGCCATAACCGAAAGCCAGATGAGCTTGGCTTTCTGAATCACTCTTCAAGGACGACACCATGCCCGATAACTCGCCTTCCACCATTGCCACGGCCGATGCTTTGACACTGCTTCTGCACAACCAGCATGCCCTCGGTGCAGCGATCGAAGAGATCGCCCATTGGATTTCAGGATCTGGAGCAGACAATGTTGCCGATAACGCCGTTGCGGCCTTGGAAACACTGGACAGGAATGCGCAAGCGATCACCGAAGCGATCCTGCGTCTGAGAAATTCATAGGTAGCCCACTGATAGACAGAACTCCGTTTATGCTCAATAGGCCCCCACACCTGGCCCTGGTGTAGGGGCCATTTTTCTCTGGCGCGGCGACCAAACCTGCCTACACTGGTTGACCAGACACCGGCAGGCTGGATCTGCCGCTTTGCTCGTCATCAGAACAAGCCTCCCAGCGATTCTGGCGTCCAGTTCATGATCACCAACTCGCCGCTCACCTCGGCTTTACCTTGTCGCTGGTTGGCAGTGCTGTAGCGAATGTCCAGGGTCTCGAAATGGAAGCCTTCGAACACGCGGCGGATGTCGGGGTGGTCGTTGATGCTAACCATCACTTTGCCTTTGCAACGGCGCATGAAGTCGGCCATCCGTTCGAAGTTCTCGAACGGAAATTCCACGCCATACCCGGCGGTCTGCCAGTAAGGCGGATCCATGTAATGGAAGGTGTGGGCACGATCGTAACGCTCAGCGCATTCAAGCCAGGGAAGATTTTCGACGTAGGTGCCGGACAGTCGCTGCCACGCGGCCGAGAGGTTTTCCTCGATCCGCAGCAGGTTGATGGCTGGGGCAGTCGTCGCCGTCCCGAAAGTCTGACCCGAGACCTTGCCGGCGAAGGCATGGTGCTGCAGGTAGAAGAATCGAGCGGCGCGCTGGATGTCGGTGAGAGTTTCGGGGCGGGTCATCTTCTGCCATTCGAACACCTGCCGTGAGCTGAGCGCCCATTTGAATTGGCGCACGAACTCTTCGAGGTGGTTCTGCACGACGCGATAAAGCGTGACCAGATCGCCGTTGATGTCGTTCAGAACCTCGACCGGCGATGGCTGGGGCTTCATGAAGTACAGCGCGGCACCGCCGGCAAAGACTTCAACGTAGCATTCGTGTGGCGGAAAAAGCGGAATGAGGCGATCGGCCAGGCGGCGTTTGCCGCCCATCCAAGGGATGATGGGTGTAGACATTGAAGGCAAGACCTTTACTGTATGGATAAACAGGTGCTAGGCTCGTCGCGCTTTGTGCACGGAGCAAGAGCCTTGGCTGGACTTGCAGGGACGATCTGCAGGGACGGCGGCTGATCTGGATGTTGAAGCATCAGGATCGGCCGCTCTTTTTCACTTCGGTGTTGAAACAACACGGGCTATGCGTGTGTTGCCGCTCATGCAAGTCAGCAAGAGCGGTTGAGTGGTAAGACTTCGATAGCAATGTGAGTAAATAAAGCATGAAACTTGTCATTTCATTGCTTGAAAATCAGTGACGAGTGCTGCCACTGTGCGATTGAGCTATTTAATCGTATGAGGTTTGTATGGAAGATCTGTCTGACGAGACCGAACTGATCAGCATGGTTGAAGAGATTCTTGAGGAGTACCCCTTCTCTACAGAGAAAGAACGCATCGCTCAAGGCATCGCCCAGCAAGTCATCAACCGTGGATACTCATCTTTAACTGTTGCGCAAAAACGGGCATTCGACTCGGTGTTTCACGGTTTACTTTGGGATAAACAGGATCAGAAAGACACAGCACACCGCGCTTACCTGCTCAGTAGGGACTGTCCACCATGAGTCCTCATTTATCGTCTGCGACTGATCGAGCATAAGCTTGGCAAGCAGCCAGCGCGATCAGTCCTTGGTCACCGGAATCGGTGATGCTAATAATTCGTTGAGCATGCGCTGGGTCAAGTTCGGCTCTTGTGGGGCCATGAACCACGCCGCCGGTGGCGGTGGTGGCTGACAACGATCCGTTGCCGGCGCCGGTGGTGGCGTCGAGTAGGACTGACAGGCGCAGATCAGCAGTGGCAAGGCGGTCGCGCAGGCGACCTTGATCACGTTGGGCATCGCTCAAAGCTCGGTAATGGGTTTGTTCGCTAGTGGCCAGGCGCTGCTCGAGCGCAAGGCGTTTGTCCCGTTCGGCACGCTGCTGCGCAACCGTGGCGAGGGCCAACTGGTTAAGGGTTTCGGTGTGGAGTCGGGCCTGCTCTGCGAGCTGTTTGCCGTAGCGCCAATCCTGTACTTGCCAGGTAATGGACGCAGAACCACCGACCAAGACGATCAGCAGCACTCCTTTTGCCAGTAGCCGATACGGCGCCGGGATCAGTTCGCCGAGACGCATAGCACCGCCCTCGCCCGCCCCCACAACTCCAGCCGATCCTGCAGGCCGTTGAGACCGCCGTTGATCCTGCGGGTGATTGTGTTGAATTCATTTTGATCGGCCAGCGCGTTCAGTCCATTCACTGACCAGAACCATGCAGCCGATTCGGCAGCCCACTGCGGCAGCTCCAGCAATTCAGGCGTGCGCAGCAATCGCTCGTCACCGAACAGCGCCAAGCTGCAGCGCAGGTAGTTGTCGTGGCCAGTGACCTGGATCAGGCCGCGACCGCGATAGCGCTGGCCATCACCATCCGCTGCCGGCGTGTTGCCCAGTTTTGCAGCCAGGTTGCCGGTGTCGTATTTGCTCAGGTACTGATCGCCGCCCAGTTCCCGGACGTACTGCAGCTGACCCGACTCGTGACCGACTTGCGCCAGAAACGCGGCTTGGCGTTTCGGCGTGTTGATCTGTCGATGGGCCATGGCTGCGTTGAGGGCGGATACAAAAACGCCCGCTTGGCGGCGGGCGTTGGGCATGATGCTTTGCAGCTGTTGTTCAGTGATGGACATACAAACTCCAGACGTAAAAAAACCGCACTCAGGCGGCGATGGGATGCGGTTACTGTTTCTCTATGTTCACAACCTTGAGGGGTGGTTTCGGCCCTTTCTTTTTCTTGCCCTTGGATTTACCTGCTTTGCCGGCATTGCATTCGACCGTGGTCGACCAGCCGGACTGGGTGAACACCTGCTCGACCGAATCCGCCAGGTATTCACCATCAAGCCCGACCTTGAAACCCTGAGCGATGATGGGACGCTCGGCGAAGATGTCCGTCCGGCCGGGCATTTCAAGCCGCACATCGGCGGTCGAGCGGTTGAACGCCGACAGACGTGCCTTGGCCGCCGCTTCAGCAGCGCCCTTGTCTGGGTAGATATGGCGGTCGGTATGCACTGCCGGCAATCCGTCCGGAGCGTCATCGTTGTCGATGGTAACCACCGCCAGCTTGCCGTTCTTTTTGTCCTGATGCTTGGTGGCCACCGCCTTGTGCGAATTGCGATCGCCGAGACTGAATTGCCAGCGACTGAGGTCGCGTCGGGTCAGCGTGATAGCGCCGAACGTCTTCCCGCTGGCTGTCTGGCCACCTTGGCGCGGCATCACCAACAGCTTGCCGTCGGCGACCTTGGCTGTGCAGTCGTACTGCTTGGCCAGACGGGTGATGAAATTAAAGTCGGATTCGTTGAGCTGGTCGACACGGGCGACCTTGGTCGACACCGGACACACCGGCGTCCAACCATTGCGCGCGGCGACGTCAGCCACGATCTTCGACAACGGCACGCCTTCCCAGCTTCCGCTACGGATGGTTTTGCCACTGCCACGCATGTCGCTGGCCTTGCCCTTGATCACGATGGTATCCGGCGGCCCTGACACCTCGACCGTGTCGACGGTGTAACTGCCCATACGCGTCAAGGTCGTTTCGGCATAGCCCAGGTAGATCTCGATTGAGCTGCCACGCCGTGGCAATTGCACTTGCCCATCACGGTCGTCGATACGCAACTCAAACTCGTCGGACTCCATGCCTGGCTTGTCAGAGGTGCGCAGCAACAACAGCCGATCATTGATCTTGGCCGTGACGTCGGCCCCATCGGCGACAATTCGAAACATCGGGGTCATGGTTTTTTCCAATAAAAAACCCGCACAAGGCGGGCCAAAAAAACAAGGTGTTGTTACGCGTAACGCGGCGCGGCGCCAGCGAAGAGATCGCCCCGGGTCAATCCCACAAGCTCACGCCCTCACTGGTCGGGCTGGGCAGATCCGGCAAGACGATGATCACGCCCAACCGGAACGGCTGAGGCTCATCGGCCAGCCCCTGATTGGCATCGAGCACGGCCTCGACACTGCCATTCAGATGGCCGTAAACGTTGTTGCAAATGACATCGAGCATGTCGCCATCAGACGTTCTGCATGTCGTCGCCATAACGCTCAAACTCCAAAGTAAACCCCTGTTTGCGGGGAATCCCGCCGTGCAAAAACGCGCCCTGTTCATCGTTGATCGTCTTCAGGCACCACGTCCCGATCACCTCGCCATAGCCCGTGGTCAGGGTCAGCGGTTGCTGCCTGGCCCCGATGGAACGCAGCGTGTCGAGCTGCTTTAAACCGCCTTTGAAGCCTGGATAGATCGTGCCTTTGAGCGTCAACTTTTCATCGCCCATACCGATGGCCTGCTTCGCCGGGCGGCGCGTCAGCCGCTCCTGCGAAGCCCAGCGGAATTCGGTCGAACGGCTCAGCTCGTCGAACGCTGCCGTGTCCAGGTTGAAGTAATACGGCTCAATCTTCGGATCGCGCGGCTGAATGATCATCAGATGCGGGAACGGCTTCACCGCCTCCGGCGCCGGCGTGGCATCCACGGCAAAGGAGCTGGTGGGCACGATGTTGGCCAGCGCCGGGCTGACCTTGCCGGCGACGTTGTTGATCGCCGTAGCCGCCTTGCCCGCCTGTTCTTTCAATGTGCCCAGCCTCTCCTGCACTTCGGCCGCCGCCCGGGTGGCGCGGCCGTACACCGCCGCCACCTGACCGACCTTGGCCTGAGCCGCGTCGACGCCGCGCATCACTCGCTGAAGTTTGGCGCCGATGACCGGACCAACAAACGGGATGTTTTCCAGCTCGGACGCGGCGCCGGTCAGTTCACGGATCGCGCCATTGACCGGGGCCAGCATGCCATCCGCGCTACGCCGCCCGGTTTCCGCTGCATCCACCAGATACTTCAGACTTGATTGCATCTGCTCCATGTAAGCCATGAAACCTCCTTAGACATGGGGTTCGTCGTACAGCTTGGCGGCGTTACTCCTCGCCGCGTCCGCCATCATTCGCTGCATGTGCGGCATCAGATCCTGCGCCAAGGTTTGCGGATCTTTGACATCGCCCTGCACGGTCACCGGCATGCTCAGTGAATACTGAAACTGCTGATCCACCTTGGCCGGCTCCGGCTTCGCCGGCTCCTTGGGCCGGATAGCCAGCGCCGCCGACTTGAGCGGCGCCGTCACCGCCATCGAGCGCGCAACATCCCCCAACACCGGGCCTTGCTGCGCCGCTGACGCCATCATGAGCGGCGTGGATGGCACCGGCGCCTTTGCCGTTTGCTCGGGCTTTTCATCCTCGCCGCCGAACAGCGACTTACCCAACGACCCGCCCAGCGCCGCACCGCCCTGACTACCCAGGTAAGCACCGATCATGCCGCCGATCGCGGTGCCGATGATCGGCACAACCGAACCAATGGCGGCGCCTGCTGCTGCACCGGCCATAGTGCCGGCCAAGTTGCCAGCGGCCGAACCGTAACCTTCGGCTTTTTCGTCCTTGGTCTTGGCGTTTTGAAAGGTTTCAAGCGCCATCGCGCCGGACTCCAGCAGCGTGCCGCCAGGAATAACCTTGGCCACCTTGCCGACCTTACCGACGGTTCCTGCGACGGCGCCGAGCTTGGACAATACCCCACCTGGAACGGAGGGGACTGATGGCAATGGGAGCGAAACAGGTGAACGAGGCACAGACGGGCGAGGACCTCTCGAACTCGGCAACGACCTGCGCCGAGCGCTGCGCCTTGACCCACGCCCACGTCGGCGCGATTCGCCCGACGCATCCACACCGCCACCCATAGCGCCGGCATTGACGACGAAAACCTTCTTGACGCCGTCGTTACCTGCACCACCGTCAGTACCAAGGCCACCGCCTGTTGCCGCGTCCTTCACCCGCGAAACAACATCAAGGCCAGTCGCTACCAGATCAAGTTCTCCGGGGTTTTTATTTGGGGCTTCGCCCCCATTCCTGCCACCGCGCGACCCACGCGCAAGGTTTAGCAGCCCCTTGCTGATCTTGATCGTGCTGAAGATACCCTTTAAGGCGATCAGTCCCGCCCCGACAGTAGCGATACCGGCAACTACCCCGGGCGCGCTATCCGTCAGCGACGTAATGCCTTTAGTCACCTTGGTCAACGACTCGGCCACGGTGTCCGTGACCGGGCGCAGCGCATCACCGACGCTGCGCATGGCGTCATCCATCGACTGAGCCATTTCCGCCCATTTCTGCGATGACGACTCGCGCCGCTCGGCGAGGTTTTTGTCGAGGATCCCGGTCGCGTCACGCGAATCGTTTTTGAGCTGGCTGTACAGCGCCTTGTTCTGCATGTAGGCCGACAGTGCGGCCTTGACCTGCATGTCGGCGAACAGGTCGCCGGTGCGCAGGGATTCTTCCAGCGAGGCCATCATGGCCTTGGCCTTATCGGGATTGGCTTCCTTGCTGATTTTTGACGTCGCTTCGGCCATGGCCGCCGCACGCTTCGGATCGGTCGCCTGAATGTATTTCTGAGCCAGCGACATGCTGGTCTCAAGCGTCGACATACCGTTTTGCAAACCGGTCTGCATCGATCCCTTGTAATCAATCCCGGCTTTTTCGTAAGCCTTGACCGTATCGGTCGAACCGATTTTGCCCATCCAGTTTTTCAGGTTGTTGGCCGCTTCGTCCGAACTGCCGGCCTGCTTCATCTGCACCTGCAACATGGCGCCCAGTTGCGTCACCGCATCCAAGCCAGTGATGCCGTTGCTGGCCATGTTGGCCAACAGCTCCGGAAACCACTTGGCCATGTCGGCCGCTTCAAAGCTGCCCGCCTGCCCTTGGTAGGCAATCGCCTCCAGCGCCTGCTGCATCTGCTTGGGGTCGGTGATCTTGGCGTTCTGCCCCAGAGCGTTGATCATCTTCGCCGTGTCGACGCCGCTGGATCCCTGCCCCACGACAAACTTGGCCGCGACAGGCGCGTATTCCAGCGCCTTGCTCAGGTCCATACCGGCGCCGACCAACTGATTGACCACGTCGGCCACATCGTTGCGCGCCATGCCGGTATCGCGTGAAGTGTCGATGATCTTGCGCGACATCTCCTGTTCTTGCGGCTTGTTGGCAATGCCGGCCTTGATCGCGATGTCTCGCACAATGGCGCCAAAATCCGCGCTGACCTTGGTCGGCACCGCCATGGCACCGATACCGACCACCGCGGCACCGACGGCGCCCTTCATGCCCTTTACGCCAGAATCAATCTGCTGATGACCCTTGGCTTTCAGCTCGGCCTTGTTGGCCGCTTGCCCCATCGAACGATAGGCTTTTTCCAGCCGGCCGACCTCGACCCCCTGCTTTTTCAAGCTGTCGAGGTTCGAGTTCAAACGGTTGAGCAATTTGGACGCGACGGCAGCGCCGGTGTCGTGAGCCTTTTTCCATTCTTCGCGCAGGCGGATGGTGTCGCCAATCGTGCGCTGCAGCACGCGCGCTTTGTTGCCTTCAGCCTCAAGGCGCTTGATGCGCCCGGTCACATCCTTGAACGCGGCGCCGACCGTTGAACTGACGGCACCACCGATCACCAGCCCGAGGGCGAGTTTGTTTGCCATGTCATGACCCTCATGTGCCCAGCACTACCGATGGCGGCTCAATCCGTGAGCCACCACACCATATCCGCGAACGGCATCGACTGGATCTCGGCGGCGGAAAATCCGGTTTCCGCCGCCAGACGTTTCGCCGCCGACTTGATCACGCTGGGGTTAAAGCCCGTCGTCGTTGTCCATGCGAAAATAGCCGGCCTGCAAGCGGTTAAAATCCACCAGCTTCAGCCCCTCCAGATCCGCCACCGAAGCGCCGGACAACGCCGCAAACAACACCAGCTCGCGCTGCTCATCGTCGCCACCCACCTCACGGTTGGCCGCTCGCACGTCGCCCACGGTCGGCGAACGCAAGGCCAGCTTGTCGACGGTCACCCCGTTGATTTCACTCGGACACGACAGCGTCACCAGCACCTGGTCGGTGGTCAGCGACAACCACGCCGGCATCGAGTCCGAATAATCGGTTTTCGGTACCAGGTGCGAATACGCCGCCTGCACGCGGCGATAGTCGGCCATCTTGAGGCCTTCAAGATCCTTCAGCCCGACTTCAGCCAGACCGGCGAACAACATCAGCTCGCGCTGTTCGTCGTCACCATTGGCGGCGCGATCGGCCGCGCGTACCGCACGCACGGTCGGGGCACGCAGGGTCAACGCCTCGACGTCGACGCTATTGGCTTGGCTTGGGCGGGTCAGGGTTACGACGGCACCGATTGCACTGAGCGACAGCCAGGCAGGCAGGGTTTTAGCGATTACTTGAGTCATCTGGATCTATTCCTTACAGGCCGAGTGCTTGGCGCACTTCGAGCAGTTGGTCTTTGCCGTCGATCACCTGAATGCCGGCGACCATGTCGATTTCGTACATCAGGCGCCCGTCAATTTCGAGCTTGTAGTACGTGACCGAAACGGCGTGTTTGATCTCGGCCGCATCACCGGCTTTCCAGTCACCGAGATCGACCTCTTTGAGGCGACCGCGCAGAGTGGCAACGACCGCTGTCACCGCGCCTTTTTGGCCCTTGAAAGCACCACGGAACGTGGCGTTAAACGCCGTGCCGTCAGCCAGGCCGAAGTATTTGAGCGACTCGCGGCGCACGCCCTTGGTGACAAACGAGGCTTCCATTTTCTCCAGCCCCTGATCCATCTCGATGGGGCCGGCCATGCCGCCCCCGCGATACTCATCGGTCTTGGTGGTCAGCTTGGGCAGCGTCAAGCTGGGCACGTCGCCGGAGAAGTTCACGCCGTCGACGAACAGGTTGGTGTTATACAAAGTCTGAGGAATCATTGGTTACGCCCCCTTAGGCTGCTTCAAGCACTTCGGTCATCCACTGATCGGTGACTTCGAAAAGGAAATTCGGGTTCTCTGCCGGCGGCACGTCGGTGAAACGGATGCGCCAATACACCTTGCCCTGGGCGATCTGGCTGGCCGTGTTCAGTTCGGTGTCGGGGAACACTTCAAAGTTGATGATTGCGCCCTGGGCTTTCAGGTCGCGCATGAATGCATCCAGACCGTTGGTGACATCGGTCACGTAGGTCTTGGTGATCGAGCGGTCAACCGCCCACTTGTGCCCGGCCTGCACCGCGTCCATGAGGATGAACAGCGTGCGAACGCGGGTAACGAACGCCCACTTCGGATCGCTCGACAGCGTGCGGTTACCCCACAGGCGATAACCGTCGTCGCGAATGATCGTGGTGATATTGGCGTTGTTGAGCAGGTTGGCTCGGCACGTCTCGTCGCCGTCCAGGTACTCGACCGCGCGACCGGTACCGGTGATGCCGGTCAACTCCTTGTTCGACGGCGACGCCCAGAAACCGTATTCAGCATCCGTCCAGGCAAACAGCCCTGCCGCCCAAGCCGAACCGGGCGCGTCGACCGTCGAACTGGTGATGGTGTCCCAATACTTGACGCCCGGGTCGACCATGAACAGGTTGCGACTGCCGAAGTTCTCGGCGTAGGCAATAGCGGCCTCGTCGGTCGTACCCGGGCCGTCGATGATGCCAATAGCGCGCAGCTTCTGCGCCACGCTGTCGAGCGCCGTGGCCACCGCCTGAGTCGCGGTGTGGCCCGGGGCGATCAGCAATCGCGGCTGGGCGTTGAACAGGCTCTTGCCGTCGAGCAGCGCCTGTAAGCCAGTACGTTGCCCAGACTCCAGCACGCCGCCGATGATCGCAGAGGTTTGCAGCGCAGGGTCTTCCAGCTTGGCCACGCCGATGGCGACGATCACCGCCTTGGCTTTGACGTAGATCGCCTTACACGCCTTGGTGATCGCCGAGTCAGCGCCGAAGGCGGCAATGGCTTCGCGCTCGGTGGTGATCAACTTCAGCTCGCCCGCTTTCGCCGTGCCTCCCCCGAGAACGCCAGGTGTGAATGTGTCGCACAGACCGATAATCGACGAAGACGGCAGCGAGATGGTGCGCGCGCCAGTGTCGACCGACGTGGTCGTGACGCCGTGAAAAAAACTCATAAGGGTCAGTCTCCAGAAACGAAAAAGCCCCGCATAAGCGAGGCTGTGAGGGTGTTCGTGTTACGCGTAACGGAAAAGAAAACGCCCCGTCAGTGCGGGGCGTTTATTGGAGTGCGGCCAGCCAGAGAGGCGATGGCGGACGATGCTCGACAAGCGGAAATTCGTCACCTTCCGGCCAGTTTCGAAGCGCCCGACGGAACGCTTGTAGTTCGGCGTATTGCTCGGCGCTAAGGGTTGTTTCACTGCCGTCCTCGTGTTCGTCCCTATGACGGATCACCAGGCTGTCGGTTTGCACCAACTGATCGTCGCGCCAGCCCCTTTCGATCCCCTCAAGAACTTCAGCGCTGGGCGCCGGCGGATCAATCAAGATCGGCAGCCCCTCAGCGTCATGACTGCGAACCTTCCCATCCACTCGGCAAGCAATCACCGATAAATAGCACTCCTCAGAAATAGGGATCGCATCGTCGGGGATCATCGCGTGAACCCCCTTTAGGTAGGTACTTCCCGTGGTCGGACTGTAATAGCGCATGCCAACTCCTTTATTTGCCGATGGCCAGCCAAGAAACACCCCGATTCCCCTGGACGTTTCCCGACGAACTCGACGTAACAACCTTTAAAAATATCTGCGAATTACTCACCACAGCCGACTCAACCCACGCAGAACCGCCAGAGGCGCCATCAACACCCGTTTGCCCCGTACCCCAAACGCCAAAGCATTTTCCGGTGGGCCAACCCATAGGAAGCGGTACAGTCGCAGTACCGATAACGCTTAGGCTGCCCCACTGAATAACAAGCCCCCCCAACCACGAAGGGAGGGCCAAGTAGCCGTTAGCCGTAAAGCTCGACAAGAAGCCAGCACGTAGTTTTTTCGGCGTAACCATTGTGGCGTCATCGACGCCGGCATCCGTCAGCGTCTGCGTGGCGATCTTGGCCGTGCCGAGTTTGATTTCCGTGGCTTGCGTCGCTAAAGCAGCCAGCGCTGAAATATCAATGTGTCCCTGATTGATGGGCGCATTCCAAGCCTTGATGCACCACATCACCGATAAGTTGCGCGGGCGCGTCCCTACAAGGGCGCCTCTGGTGTATTGGTATTCATCTGTCAGGTGCGCCGACGCTGCTGGCGATGCAGGGTCTACAACAGAAACTCCGACCCCAACATACTGCGTCGAACTGACAACATCACCGCCGACTAACAGGTGGGACGTGCCCGATCCGTCAGCGTTATGTTTCCACCCAGGAGCAGCAGATTGAATTCCCGCTCCCGCCGGAGTAACAACATCCGTTGCCGTCAGTGTTGCTTTTTGCCAGCTACCGATTGCCCGGCCGGCATCTACACCCCGACCATGATCCCAACCACGCAGGAATTCACCGCGCGATTCGGGCAAGCGGAAGTTGCCAGCACCCTCGTCGCCCTTGTTGAAGGCCGTGCCGAGGAGTGTCGCCAGATCGGGATAGGCAGCAATGCTCTTTACGCTGCCGTCCAGCTCCAGAAACCCGGGCGCTAATTTGTCCAGCGGAAACGCTACTGTCGCACCGACCGGCAACGCCGAAGCCTGCGCAATCATTGCCTCGATTTCGGCCTTTGTGTAACTGTCCTTGATACCCATGGCGGCGAGCGTTTCTGGGTTGTCACCCGACACTACAATCCCGCGATCATTGACCTTGACGCGCGTGTATTCGCCCGGGGTTTTGTTCTTCGGCAGCACTTCCAAAATCGCCGCGTCGACGTAGGCCCGCGAGGCCAGCACAATCGCCGGGTCAATCTTGAGCTGAATGTTGCCCGTGCTGGTGACAATAAAGTTCATCCGCACAATCTGCGTGCGCCCCGAGCCTTGCGACAGCAACGGTTTGAAGCTTGGCGCGCAGTTGGCCACCGCCACCAGATCGCCGTCCGCATCGTAGAGGCCGATTTCGCGGATCCACTTACCGCCCTCGTCGGCCGGGATGATCTGCTCGGCGATGATCACCGCCGGGTTGACCGGGTCAATCTTAAGTTGGTTGAGCGGCTTACGGCGCCACTCGCTGAGCAGCTTGGTTTGACTGGCCGACGGAACCGGATTAGGCGGATCCGCCTGCCCGTTCGGGTTGGCATCACCCACGCCCATTTGCGTGATCAGCCAGGGAATGCCGAGTGCGTCGGCGTTCGCCTGCTTGGCCATCCCCACATTCGTGAGGATCGCGAAAAACTGCGAATTCGCATCAATCATAATAAACGTCCAGGGTGTCTATGGTGTGTTCGCGGCCGACCACGCCAAAGCTGCCAGTGACCTCGATGTCACGCATGACGGGCGGGTAAACGTCGATTTCGTCGCCTTCGTAGACGGACACGGCGATATTCAGATTGCCTTGAGTTTCCAGGCTGATCGCCAGCCCGGTCAGGTGCCGGGTGACGGGCTTGGCGTCATCAATCAGGCGTTCCAGCTCCTGATACATTTCCTCGGTGATGCCGGTATCGAGAACACCGACCTTCAGTGCAAAGGTGCCCGGCACACCCTCGGGCACGGTCTTGAACCACTCGACAATCTCGATCAGATAGCCCAGCGGCTCGACCACGCGGCGCAATGCGCCGATCGTTCCCTTGTGCTTGTGGATGTAGTAAGACGCCTTGATGGCCGCGCGCTTGGTCGCCTCAGACCATCGGTAGTCCCAGCGATCGACCGACCACGCCCACGCCAGATGCGGCAGCAGATGCACCGGACAGGTGTCGGGGTTGTAGAGGTCGCGCAGTGGGACAATCGTCTTTTCGAAAAACGCGGCCTCCATGGCCCGTTCCAGTTGCGTGCTGTTGAGCGGCAGTAGACTTTTCATATCAGCCCGCCAGCCTCACGCTGTAGCCCATACAGAACGCCGCTTGCGCCTTGGTCGGGGCCAAGTCCTGCCAACCGACCAACTCAACCCGGGCAACGCCGGCAACGTGCAACTGGGCGTCAACAGCGGAGCGGGCGACCTCGACGCCCAGCCGCTTGCGTGGATTGATCCAGGCTGCCAATCGACTTTTCGCCTCGGCCAAACTGGCATCTGCTTCGGGGCCGGCGCCAGCCATGTGCAAGATGGCGTCAATCTCGTAGCGGATCACCTGCGCGCTCTGCACGGTCACACGATCACCGACCGGGCGCACGTCATCGTCATTCAGCGCAGCGGCCACCGTCGCCAGCAGCTCCGGCGGCGCTTCACCCTCCCCATCAAACCCCAGCACCGTTACCGTAACGTAGCAAGGCGCCGGGCTTTCGGCCGTGGCGTCTGCCACCAGCCCAGAAGCGTTACGCGCATGCAGGATGTAGCTGTTACGTGGGCCGGCTGTGGTCAAACCCTCATAGGCCAACTGGATGCGTTCGCGAAACGGGTCGTCGTCTTCCATGACCTTGGGCACCGGCGGCACCGCCAGCAGATCCTCGGCCTGAATGACCAGGCGCTGCAGATTGACGTTGGCCCCCAAGTGATCGAGGTCGCCGCGAATGGCGTGCGCCAGCAACAACGCCTTGCCGGCGTCATTGACCCGGGCGCGGTTGCCGACCTTGTTGTAAGCCCCAACCTCAAGCACTTTGACCACTGGATCGCTTTCCAGCGCGGCCGTCCAGTTGCCCCCCATGTACCCGCGAAAGACGCCTAAACCGTCCTGATAAACCTCTTCGAAGTCCAGAGGCTCCAGCACGGTTGGCGCCGGCAGCGACGACAGATCAACGGTACTCATACAGCCACCTCCAACGTGACGCCGTCGCCCAGGTACTTACCGACGATTTGCAGATTGATTTGCCCACCAATGACGGAAAGGACACGCACCTGGTCGAGCTTCAAACGTGGCTCCCAGCGCCCCAAAGCGCGGGCGACCTCAGCCTGTACGGCGCTTTTCCAGCCCTCGTTAACGGGCAAATCGACAAACCGCCGCAGCTTGCTGCCGTACTCCATGCGGTGCCGGCGACTGCCCAGCGGCGTGCTCAAGATGTCGGCAATGGATTGCCGCAGGTGCTCGATGCCGGATATGGGTAGGCCGGTCTGGCGATCCATTCCGATCATCGATGTCACTCCTTGAACGGCTCGTATTCTTCGCTGGCTTTCAGGAACTTGACCGCCTCGATGTCGGAGGCCGGCACCACGACCGTCGCCTTCTCCACCGGATAGGAACGGTCAGTACCGGGCACGATCACCAGTCGCGACGTGAAGAGCTTGTCGCGGAATTTCAAAGACTCAGGCGATGAGTAAGTTGAGGATGACAATGCCGGTTCCGAGGACGCTTGCGCATCGGTTGAGGTCGTATCGATCTTGGCCATGTGGTTCTCCAGGCATGAAAAAGCCCGCACTGGGCGGGCTGTGGTGAGTCGAAATTAATGCGTGTGGTGATTGCTGTTGCCGGTGGCATCAATGATTGCGCCGGCGCTGGTGATGCCCTTAGTAACGTGTAGCGCGCCGTCGATCATCACCGCCGCTTTCAAATTGATGTTGCCGGTGGTCACGTTCACCGCGCTATCGGTCACGACCGCTTCCGTGCTGGCCACTTTGATGGTGACCGTGCCGCTCGGGAGCGTGATGCTGTAGCTCTTGGCCTGCCAGTCGTAAATCAGCGACCCGCCATCATCAAAACGCCAGACCTCGACATGATCGCGATTATCTGGCGGCGGCCCGGCATTGCCATACAAGCCCGGGACAAACGTGCCTTGTGACACGTCACCGCTGGGACTGATCAAACTGCCCTGCTCGCCCAAAGACGGCGCCCGCCAGTGCCTGGCCTTGCCGGCGGCGATGCTGTGCCACCGCACCCAAGCGCTGACCCATTCACTGCCATCCGACACGCGACATACCGGCGGCGAAGCGGACAGATCCACCGCGACCACGTAGCAAGCCTTTACCGCACCCGCGATCATGCGGTCATGCTGGGCGCTTGCGTAACTCACGGCAGATCCTCCGGCCTGAATTGCCCGTCACCCGGATCGACTTCAAACACCAACGACCCCGGCGGTTCGTCCGGCCACGGCCACTCCTCAACGCCGAGATAAACCTGCTGAGTCCACTCCACCAGCCACACCGTGTATCCATCCAGGTGCGGCTGGGTCCAGTCCTGCAGCGATTGCACAAACTCGGCGGGTTCAACTGCCAACCCCCACGTCTGCGAACGAAGCAACACCGCCAACTGCGTCGCCAATTGCACGGCCTGTTGATGATGGTGCGCCTTGATCGGGTCAACAATGATCCGAGCCTCGAACTTGCAGACCAGCGAGGTTTCGCCGGTGCCGATATCGGTACCCGGCTCGATCTCGGCCACCTCCAGAAACACCGCTGGCAGCGACACGCGATCCTTAATGTCTGGCCAGGCTGTGACGGCCTGTACGCCAGGCAAGTGGGTACGCAGATGCTGTTCTACCGCCCGATAAAGCTGGTCCAGGCTGAACGGTTCTTCAGACATTGCCGATCCTCTTAAGGTACTTCTGCAGCTCAAAGTTGAGTTCCTGCTTGAGAATCGCCAACAGGATCTCATCTGCCTTTTTGACCCAGCTGTCGAAATGCGGCCGGGCTTGCTCGAGCGACACCTTGGCCTTGGCCAGCGGGAAACGACTACCGTTTTCGGCGACCCAACCCGAACTCGGCCCGCGACCCGGGGACACCGTGCTGTCCGGGTAGTCGTCCGCGTTGAAATGCTTGGAGGCTGTGCGAATCCAGATGTCGGGCTTGTTGCCGTAGACCTTCTTGAGAAAGGCACCTTCGTAACGCCGCCCCGCCACCGACACACCGCTCCCGGTCTGCCGCGCCCGGCCGATCCGGCTGGATTCGATGCTGTTCAACCCGAACCACAGTTTGCCGCTCGCGGCCGCGCCGGAAACCGGATAGCTGCGCAACCGCTGACGCACCGCTGCTACGGCAATGCGCTCTGACCGGCTGACAGCTCGGGCGATGTGCGTGCGCAACCTTCCCAACGTCTTGTTGATCGCGCGCCGATGCGCCGAAGCAGCCGCTTTCGGCACCACCTTGGCAAAGTCCTGGAACGCCTGAAAATCTGCGGCCGAGGACTGGATAGAGATCATCCCGCCTCCGGCCGAGGGTTTGAAATAGCTGCCGACACTCATGGCCGCAACCTCAGAATCAGGGCGACCAGTCCGTCGCCGCTTGGTTCGAGCTGGATCAAGTCGTAGTCACCGCCGCCATCCAAGGCAGGCAGGTCAACGCTGACCAGCATGCCCTGTTCCAGACCTTGCGAATCGCTGACGCGGATCTCGAAGCGAGGCTCACGCAACCCGGTGTTGAGCTTGCCGAACTTGGGTTGCAGCCAGGGAGCGGCAAACATGCCGAGCACTGGCTCTTCGCGACCCTCGATCCGTGCGGTGTCGCCCAGCGTTTCGAACACCACCGCATCGACTTCGGCGATCAGATCGCGAAAGCCCATATTCAGAGTTCCAGCAGGATCTGGGCGCGCGGTCGAGTGCACAGGTGCAGCGGGTTGGACTGAGCTTCGCCGGCCATACCTTTGTTGAAGGGCAGCGGCTCGATCATGCTGTAGTACGGGATGCCCTGGGTGTTGACCGTTTCCATGTAGTCGGCCGGTGCAAACACAGAGATGTACAGATCGGGCACGCCTTCCGGCACCAGCAGCGCCTTGTCGTCATGGACAAAAGACACGCCGGCGACCTTGCCACGGTAGCGCTCCCAGATGATGCCGCCGAACTCGAAACTTTCCCGGGCGTCACCACGCAGCGCTGCCGCTTGCTGACTGTTGAGGTAGGTCTCTTTGACCGACTTGTGAACAATCAGCTTGTTCCAGAAGTTCTTGCCGCAGAAAGCGCGCGAACCGGTACTGGTCACGCTGCCCAGCGCATCCTCCTGCATGTCCAGCGCCTCACCGCACATGACCCGCAGCTCGGTATCGGCCTTGGTTAGCCCCATGGACATCTTCTGACGCTGCACACCGAAGCGCTCATACAAGTCCAGCAGCACCGTCGAACCATCAGCGTCGAGGATCTGGCCGTTGAGTGCGCCCATGCGCTGGAACTCATGCGTGGCGTCCAACTGACGACGCGCCTTAGCCAGACGCGCATTGACCACGTCCTGCACCGCCTGCAGCTCAGTGCGAGTGCCGAAGGCGCGGATGCCTTGGATCTCATCCGCCTTGATGGTGAAACGCTCCGGCAGGTGCACGGTGTTGAACGGGATCAGGTTGCGCTTGCTGGCCGCAACTACCAAGCCTGAACCACCGCGCTCACCGGCTGGCACCAGTGCCAGGGTGTCACCGTCCTTTTCAATCTGCACGGTCAGGGTGGTAATGCCTTCCTCGCGGAACAGACCAAGGGCGCTGATGCGGCCCGGCAGGTAGGGCTGATCATTGAGTGCAGCGGTCAGCGAGGTAACGGTAAACGCTTCGTCTTCAAAAATGGCGATATCGGCCATGGGGTACTCTCCAGAAACGAAAAATCCCGCACGCGGCGGGATGCATATAAAGAAGGAAACGTCTTAGCGGACGATCAGGAAATGAGCGGCCAGATCTTTTTCGGCTTCAGGATCCAGCCCTGTCAGGTGCGCTTCGCTGACCTCAGCCATTCGCGCCACAGCGCGACCACGGCGCACGATGTCCGACTCGCCCAACGGCCCGTAAAGGATCGCGGCAGCGGATTGGGTACCGTCTTCGGCGGCCGGATCATACGGCGCAAACTCGCCCGTGGCCGTCACCAGACCGAGGACTTGGCCCGGATTCAGTGCCGGGCCGGCGGCGACATTGATCGTTTCCCGCGAAATGTTCCCGGCGCCTTCGGACAGCAGGAATTCACCTGCGTGCATCGGTTCCTTTTTGATGGTCATGCTCGTGCTCCTTTCGCGCTTTGCGCGGTTCCAGTTTGGGCCGCTTGGCGAGCAGCCCAAATCGAGTTGGGGTCAGGTTGTTTGGCCAGCACCTTGGGCGCCAGGTCGTCCGCCAGCGGCAGACTGTTGTCGATTTCAAAGCCCTTACCGCTGGTGACAATCTTGTCGAACAGACGCGCCCGCACCGCCGCCTCGTCCAGACCTGCAGCGACATACTCGGCGCTGAATTCAGGCAGCCGCGCGGCCACGCAGAGGTCGTTAATCGCCTTGGCGCGTGCCAGACCCACCAAAACGACCTCTTCACTTTCAAGCTGGGTTGACTTGAGCAGCGGCTCGATCAGGTTGCTGATGCCCGCCGCCGTGCAGCGCTGAGTGACCAGCAATGCCAACTTGGTCGAGTCGACTACAGGCGGCACCAGCGGCGGATCGACAGGATCAAGATCCGGATCCGGTTCGGGCGCCTCGTCGAGCTGGGCCAGCAAATCAGCCGGTGCGTTCTGGAATCGTTGCAGCACCGCGCCTTGACCGAGACAGGCTTTGACCTTGACGCCGTCGCCCACTTCATCGGCCAGCCCCAAAGCCACCGCTTCGTTGGCGGTCAGCCAAGTTTCAGCATCAACCATTCGCCGCAGTTCGGCGTCATCAATGTCGGGAGCCTTGGCCTTATAGGCCGCGATGATCGCCTCCAAGGTCTGATCCAATACATCAGCAACCCGGCGGAAGTCCTCAGCGCTACCGCCTGTATAGGTGTATGGGTTGTGAATCATCAACATGGCGTTGGCCGCGATTACTACGCGGTGTGCGCCGCACACGGCCACACTGGCCGCACTCGCGGCCAGTGCATCAATGCGACCAGTGCAGCGCTCGCCCAGCCGCGACAGCGCGTTGTGCATGGCCAGACCATCGAACAGGTCACCGCCGATACTGTTGAACGCGGCGACCACCGGCGACACACCATCATCCATGGCGCGCAGATCCTGCACGAATTGATTGGCAGTGATACCCCAAGCACCGATCTCGCCATAGACGAAGACTTCGATCACTCGCTCGGTGGACTCGCCGCTGGCATGAACGGCGTACCAAGTCTTGTCCTTGACCTCGACGCGTTTGCCGGCGCGGTTGTAAATACGCGGTTTCGCGCGCTTGCTCATGGTTGCTCCTTGTCGTCGGTGTCTTCGACGGCATCAAGGGTGTTGTAGTTGAGGCCCAATAAGGTGGCGCGTGCCAGATCAGCAGCGTTTTCCAGATCGACCGTTTCGGCGTCGTAGCCAGTGCGCAAAACCATCTCGCTGCGCGACGAAAAACCGGCTCTCACCTCCATCGCTCGCGCCTGCACGTCCTGCACCGGCTGGATGTAAGCCCAGCCTTGTGGCACCCAGCGGGTGCGCAGGTATTGCCGGCGCTTCTGTGCGTAATCGTCCAGCACCAAGACACCCGACAGCACCGCCATGTCCATCCACGCAGCTCGTACCGGGCGGCAGAGTTGATGCACGTACACGCTGAACTGCAGTTGTTCCAGGCGACGCCGAAACTCGTTGAGTACCACCCGCAGCGCTCGATCGTTGATGCCGCGCATGTCGCCGGTGAGGATCTCGTAAGGCGTGCCCGATCCCGCTGCTGCAGCCATCAATTGCTGCCGCATGAAGTCCGGGTAGTTGTTGCCCGCGTCCGGCGGTTTGGAAAATTCCACCTCTTCGCCCGGACCGAGTTCCTGCATGGTGCCGGGTTCGAGCGCGACCATCGGCGTAAAACCATCGCGATCCGTAACCAGCGGCGCACCGGTAACCGGGTCGCGCGGCATGGGTCCCGATTCCGGCGGGGGGCGAGTGATGAAGCCGGCAAACAGGTTGGCCACCTCCTGACGGAACAGCACCGCGTCGTCGTAGTTGTCCAAACTGCGCAGCCGTTTCAGAACCGGCGACAAGCGCGGCACACCGCGCAACTGGCCAGGTTCGACCGGTTCGAAGATGTGCAGCACCTGCGTGGCCGGGACGCGCACTAGCTGGTTGTAGCCGGCGTTCAACGAGGCCGCATCACGCGGGTGCGACAGGTACATCCAATACGCTACCCGCTTGCCGCCGGGCGTGTACTCGATGCCGGCTCGGATGACGTTGCCGTTCTTGGTGCTCTCGAATTTGTCGTGCGGCACGAACTCCGGCGCCAGGATCTGCAACTGCAGCGGAACCGCCAAACCTTCGTCCCGACTGCGAGGACGCAACCGGACGAAGCACTCGCCCGATGTTTCCACCGTGCGCGCCACCAGCGCCTGCTGGCCGTAAAAGTCGGTGCGGTCATCCGCATCAGACTCATCAACCCAATCGCTCCACAGCTCCTGCAGCAGCTTGCGCAGGGCATCATCATCGGTCGCTGGCCGAGGGGTGATGCCGGTGCCGATCAGGTTGCTGACGCGCTTGTCGATGACGTTGAAGGCATACGGGTCATTGCGAACCGCTGCCCGGGAGCGCGACCGCAAATTGCGCAGTGCCGGGGTGTTGATGCTGTTGATCCCGTTGTCGGGAGCGTCCCAGTTAGCGGATCGGCGGCCTTCACCAGCGCCTTCGTAACTGGCCTTGATGTTGGACGGCAGCACAAAGCCGTTACGGGTCAACGTCGGAAAATGTCGGGCCATTAAAGTCCCCTGCCCCCGTGATAAAGGCGAACCACGCGCGAACGTGGCCCGGCGGCGCTGGCCAGCGACGAGCGTATTTCTTCGCGCGCCTTGAGCAGTTCATCGACCGTGCGGTATTCCACGGTACGGTCGGTGTAGCGCACAGTTTTTTCACCGCGAGCAATGGCCGCCTCAACCGCGTCGAGGTGCTTTTTTGTAAAGGACATATCAGCGTCTCTTCAGATAGCCGCTGGCAGAGCTGCGGCGTTGAGGGGGTGCTGCCGGTCGCGCTTGCGTAACCGATGCAGCGGGTGGTGGTGCGGGCTGGGCTTGGCGTACAGCAGCAGGCGCCGGTGTTTGCTCAACATAAAGTCGCTCGCCCTGAGCAGGCTTGGTGCTCAAGGCGTCATCGAACAAGCCGGACTGGGCTAGGGCTTGTCGCACCCTGTCCCAATCGTGTTCCTGGTAGCGGTTGATGCCGAGGTAATGTGCCATGGCCAGGCAGTACACCATCAGGTCGAGCGCTTCGTTGCGCTCGGCCTTGCCCTTCACCCATTCGATGCGCTTGTGCCCGCGCACGTAACGCACGACTTTGCGCTCGGCGACGCACTGGGCGAAGAACTCGTCCGGCAGGTCGTTGGCAAAGTGCAGCGAACCCGGGCCGTCCGGGAACGGGTACCGGTTGTAGATCCAGTCTTTGGCGGTGTCGGTACCGACAAACCACAGCTCGGCGCCGTTGCGTTCGGTCTGGCCCTTCCAAGTCACGTCGACCATGGACGGGCGCTGTGCAATCACCGGGCGGCCAGGCTTGCTCGCGCCCTTGATGGCGAAGATGTTGCGCCAGCGGCGAACGCGGCAGAACTGGTAGACCTCATCGGTGTGATGACCGCCGGAGTCGACACCCACGGCGAGAATCGCCAGACCGACACCACAGGGATGCCTGTAACGGGCCTTGAGTTTCTCGTCCAGTACAGCCCAGGTGCGCTCGTCTGCCGGATCGCCCCAGATGATCTGGTGATCGACCACCCAGCGCTCCATGCCCACGCCGAAGCCCATCACCATCAGTTCCAGGCGGTTAGCCTGGACGTCGACGGCGCCGGTCAGCATCAGCACACCGACCGGCATCGCGCCGAGGGTGTAGGTCTCCAGCCGCGCCCGAGCGATCAGCACTTCCGCCTTGGTCTGTTCAAGCGCGCTGTCCCAAACCTTCGCCAGACGGGTGTTGTAGAACACCTGCATCAGGCTGGTATCACCTTGTGACTGGGCTTTTTTCGCATCCTCGAACTCGACGGCGAGCGAGGACCAATCCATCCAGCCGGTCGGCGAATACAGGGCGCTGAGATGAAACCCCACGGTCTTGCCATCGCCACGACCATGCGCGCGCCACTCACCTCGGGCGAGCATATCGCTTTTGTGGTGCTCCTCGATCAGCACGTCGCATTCAGGAGCGGCGCACTCGTAATGCACGGTGGCGAAGTCCGCGCTGTAGTGCAGCCGCTCCCACTCCAACACCTGCATATGGCCGCAGGTGGGGCACGGCACATAATAGTGACGCTGGTCGCTGGACTCGAACAGATCGGCGATCCGCGAGGCACCCTTGATCGTCGGCGAGCTGGAAAAATAGATCTTGGCATTGCGCCCGAAGTTGGTCGCCCGCGTTTCGGCCAGCCTGATGGGATCCCCCTCCTGACCGACATCGTTTTCCCAGCGGTCGACTTCGTCGCCATAGATGTAACGTGCCGACAGCTCCGAGAGGTTGGCCGCAGAACCGGCGGTGGTCACGTACAGCGAACCACCTTCAAATTCCTTGGTGTCCATCGTATTGCGGGCATCCCGTGAGCGACTGGTGGCCACGCGCTCACGCAGCACCGGTGTGGCCTTGATGGTTTTGCTGATCCGCCCCGAAACCCGCTTGGACAATCCAAGGCTGGGCAGCAAAGCCAGGATGTTTGAAGGCGCCATGTGGATCAGGCCACCCATCCAGTTGAGGGCGATCTGGGTTTTCATCAACTGCGAGGCCACCATGGTGACCACGCGCCTGCAAGGGTGAGCCGGCGACAAGCAGCGCATCGGTTCGCGAGCATAAGGTGTCCGCGAGGTGCGGTACTGGCCTGGCTCTGGGGCGCCGGTGTCTCGCGGGATTCGCATGTACTCGTCGGCCCATTCATCGATCCAGAGATCGGGATCAGGACGCAGTCCACGGAAGTAATTCTCACGGTACACCTTTGCACCGTCAGAAAATTCCGTGTGCATGGGTTTAATCCGCTATCAGGGCGTGTTCAAGATCCGCTGAAGAGAGGCGCTCAGCTTCTTCCAGCGTCCGACGAATTGTTGCCGTCAGGTGTTTTTCGATTTGCCAGGGATCCGTCATCGCCGCCAAGTCATAGGACAGTTGCGGCAGCGGTCCAAACAGCTGGTCACGCAACAAACGACCCGCGTCATAGGCACCGGTCTCTACTGCCTCCCGGGACACCAATGAGCCTTGCGCTTTGCCCAGTTCGATCTCGGCCAGTTTGGCCATGTTGTGTTCGCGCAGCGCGCGGGACTTCTGGTAGTCGGGGTGTTTGCCATCGACTGGTATGAGTTGCGGCGGCGCAGCCGTGGAAGTCGGCTCAGTCAGTGGGGACAGTTGACTGTAAACGTCACGCTGAATCCGCTCTTGCTGGTGACGTTCGGCGACTGCAGCCTTGCTTGGGTCGCTGGTCTTATCAAGCAGTGCCTCAGTAGCCTCAAGATCAATCTTGCCGTTTTCGGTAAGCACCAGCCGATCCTGGCTGGCCAATTTGGAAACATAGGATTTGGCCCACCCGCGCCGGGCCGCAAACTCCGTTTTGCTGATGATTGTCATGGTTAATTTCTCCAGTTCACCCCGCGAGTTCACCTGTTCACCCCCAGTTCACCTCAGTTCACTAAGCTGGTGAACCGCCCGCTAACACAGTCCCGCGGGTTTCCGACCCCGTGTCCTTCAGATACCCCTAGGGTCCCCGGCGGTTTTCGGGGTGCCGGGGCGGTGCATCACCCCTGCCCGCCGCTGGTTGGCGGGGCTTCACTGAGGCCCAGTCGTTTGGCAGCCCATCGTTCATACAACCCGATGGCCACATCCGCACCGGCCATCGCCGTCAGGCAACCCAACGCGCCCGCCGTCCACAACGACATCCCGGCGGCAATCATCAACATCATCGCTGTCACCCCGCAGACAATACAGGCACCAGACCGAAGCGCGAGCCTGCGCAACAACGCCCAGCCCCGCGCCCCATCTTTATCTGCTCGCCACATCTCCCCCGACACGCCACCGACCAAGGCCAACACGACCACTAACCAGATCGGCATCTCTGCCAGCGCTTGTTGCTCATTCGTCATGTCTGCTCCCCATGTTTTATAGATTCGGAACACGTCCAAGTTACTTGGCTGTCACACCAGAATGTAAGAAGCTCTATCCGACGTAATCCAACGGATCGGAGCAGAGCAATGAGTGTATTGATCGATGTCGTAACCACAGTGGGTGTGGTTGGCTCGCTAATGATTGGATGGGTTCAACTAACAGATCAGAAGCGATTGGAGCTGCGCACATGGGCAATCAAGCTCGCAACGATTGCCAGTGTTCTGTTGGTGGTGGGCAGCGGGATATGGGAAACGATCAAGTTCGGTAGGAGTGATGCGCCTTTGACGCGCATGGATATCTTGTGGCTCCTAGCTAACCTGTGGAACACAATATTTTATCTAGCGATTGGCGTTGCTCTTGCTGCGTACTGGTCTAGCCCCAAGGGTACGAAGGAAAAGCTGGCAGCCTTTCGAATTCCCACCAGCGACAAATAAAAAAACCGGCCGTTTGGCCGGTTTTTTGTGCCGCTCTCTGCGGTCGCACCTATCGAAGATGACTACTTTTTACAGGTCGATTCCGGTGGCAGCAACCCTGTTTTAATGCCACCCGGTGAATAAGTGGGTAACGCAGGGTGAACGCCTAGCGAATGTCGGCGAATACACCTCCCCGGCAATCTGTTGTTGCTGTGGTGTCCCATACGTCCCACTTTTCAAAATCGAAGTGGGACGCCTGAGAGCGCCTAAATTCGGGGCTTCGCCCCACTGTCCTACTTATCTTTCTCTTTTCTCGTGTAAAGGAAGAAATTTAAAGAACACGCGTTCGCGCGTAAGCGCGTAGTGCTCGCCCGCTACGCTCACACGGGCGGGAGGCACTACTAGGCGGGACGGTGGGACAGCCCAACAACGACAAGGCCCGCACCTGTCCCACTGCATCAAAACGCAGCGAGACAAGACGGGCCAGCGGGACAACTACAACCGGAGCGCTGCCTAGGGTCACGCAGCCGCCCCCATCAGCACCCAGTAGATCTGCAGATGTGCATCATGCAAACGCTGGTAGTACGTGTCGCGGCCACAACCGCAGTGGGCATACCGCAGGCGCATATCCACATCGAGCGTGCAGTAATGCTCACGCACCACCGTCACCAGCTCTGGCGCGAGGTGCTTGGTCACGATCAGCTCAATGTCCAACGAACTCTCCAGCGGCGCCCGGAAAGCACGCCGCCCCCTGATCAGTTGCCCGTTGCTCTCCATCATCATGGCAACCATATTTCCCCCAGCCAGCCCCCCTTTTGAATGTTCCGAATGAAGCTCCTGTGCCCACAACCGAAGCAGCGAATCGATCTCCTTAATCAAAGCAAGGCTCCTCGATCGGTTCACGCTGCAACGCCGAGGCGCCGCCCCACCCTGTCGGCTTCTTATAAGCCCAGGGCCGCTGGCCGCTCTTAGCCAATGCCGGCAACCGAACACGCCGCCAGCCCAACCGATGCATGATCGCTCCGACGCGCATCTGCTCCGGTTTGCCCCAATGCCCGAAGTCCAACTTCAACGCACTGGTGAGCACGTCACTGCCGGTGGTGGTCTCGCCGATCTGCGACTCTTCGAGCCAGGTCAGAATCGGCCCTTCCCATTCATCCACAACGAAGCGCTCGTCCTGCTCTTCACCGAACATTGCCGCCTCATCCAGCGTCACCCACCAGAGGTCGCCCGCGTCGTAGCAGAACACCGCCTCGGCCCACAGCTGATCGCGCATCGAGCGCAATAGATCCAGATCCACCTTGGTACACGCGACCGGCCAGTAACGCCGGTTGCCGGTGGCGTCCTTCAGGTACTCGTCTTGGTTGGTGGTACCTACGAAAACACACTGGCGTGGCACGTCCATCGTTCTGCGGCCGTAACTCTCGCGGTAAGTGTCGGTGGACGCCGAGAAGAACTGCTTGGCCTTCGTACTCTCGGCTTTGTTGAAGCTATCCAGCTCGCCCAGCTCGACGATCCACTTGCCCCGGATCGCCTGAAAGCCGTCCTTGTCGCCCAGCGCAAACGGCGTGTCCATGAACCACTCGCCGCCGAGAATGCTCATTGCGGTCGACTTACCAGCGCCCTGCGCACCTTCGAGAATCATCACCGAGTCAGCCTTGCAGCCGGGCTTCATTACCCGCGCTACAGCCGATAGCATCCAGCGCTTGCCAACCTTTGCCGAATAATCTGTCGCCTTCACGCCCATGACGTCGGTAAGCCAACTTTCAAGCCGAGGCACCTGATCCCACTGCAGCTTGCGCAGGTACTGGCGCACAGGATGAAACGCATGGTCATGCGCAACCACACTCACCGCCTCGATCACATGCGAGGCCTTGACCCGCAGGTTGTACTGCTGCGCGAGCCACTTCATCACCCGCACATCATCAATGTCCGCCCAATCGCCCGTGCCGCCGCCATAAGGCGCCGCGCGCAGCTTGACGATCTTCGAACTGAAGGCGCTGTAGCTGATCACGCCGGCCCAACGCTCATCGTTGGCCAGAATCAACTCGACGTTCTGCATGTGCGCAATCAGCGCGCCGCTCTCGCTACGGGCTAGTAGATCCTTCCAACCACCAGCAGCCGGCGGCTTGACCACCGCCAACACCTGCCGGCGCACCGCCTCCAAACCTTCCGCGACATGCAGATCGTTGAAGTCGGTCCACTTGGCTTCCCGCTCACTGGAAAAGATCGGCGCAACCACCTGGCCACCGACAATCAGCGCCGCGTTGTTGGCTTTCTCTTCACCGGGATTCCACGCGTCACCATTCGGCTTCGTGGTCTTCCAGTCATCGTCTCGGCAGATGATCAGCGGGCAACCGGCGAAACGCTCGCGCATGGCCTTGCAAACCACCAGCAAATTGCCCGCATCAAACGCAACGGCCACGGTCAATGACGTGGCCATATGCAGACTTGCGCCGGTCGCGTAGCCCTCACACACCAGCACCGGCTCGCCGGGATCCGGGTGCGGCCCGATCAGATGGAAAGCACCCTCTTTGGACATGCCGTAAGGCCAATAGGATTTGTCCCGACCGGTGTCCTCTTGCTTTGTCGGGAACACCACCTGCAGGCCGACAATCTCGTCGCGCACATTGCTCATCGGCACTAGGAATGCACCGGAGCGCGGCGCATACCGAACGCCAAAACCGACAATCTGCTTACGATCCAGATAGTCGCTACGGCCCTTCTCTGGCATGCGTTTGAACATACCCGCTGCACGCTTCGCGGCACGACGTGCCGCGTTAGCCGATATCTCAGCCGCGCGGCGTTTGGCCTCTTCCTGCCGAGCGCGCATAACCTCACGCTCTTCTGGCGACATCCGCCCAGCCTTGACCTTGATCTTCTGAGACTCGCCCGAACGCCAGTCACCGAAAGCACCGAAGATCAGCGTCTCGCCTTTCTCCGTGTGCTGCTCATGAACGACATACCAGCCGTTCTTTTCCTTGCCCTTGTCCTGCGAAGTCTTACACCGGGTCAGCTTGCCAAACACCAGCGGCTGCGCAGGCTCAAGACCGTAATCTGCGAATTGCCCCAACACTTCATCGAGCATGGATGGCCTCCATGATCTCCTCGACCTCCTGGCAGGTCACGCATTGCGTACAGCCAGGAACAGCTAAACGCCGTCCCTCGGGGATTGGGCTGTCGCAGTTTTCACAGAATAGAAACGAATGCGCCGCCAATGCAGGTTTAGCGGCGTTGCGTGCAGCGAGCGCCTGATCGATACGCTCTTGCACCAGGTCATTTGCAAAGTCAGCAATGTCAGCCACGATCAACACCCCGCGTCGTCTGGTTGACATACGTGGCGCGGTTGAACAAACCCAACAGCCCTTGAATCCCTCGAAACACCTGCAGGCGAATCGCGGCCAGTTCTTCATCAGAAACCACACCGTCGCCAATGCTCTTGGCCCAGGTATCCGCCAGATCCGCAACCTGCCGGAAGTACTCGGCAATACCGGTGGTCAACGTCTCGGGCATGTCGTTGGTGTACGCCTCAGCCAGCTCCTGCCAAGTCGTGTCACCCACCAACGCATGTACCGCATCCAGAATGCGGCGATCCTTGGTCAGCTCCAGAATCTCGCCGAACTCTTGAATGTTCACCGTGTGGCTGGGGTGGGTTGGGGACAGCTTGTGCTGCAGCGTGGTCGCATTTCGGCCGGTGGTGGCTGCAATGGCTGCGGCGCCGCCGGGGTAGTCCCGAGCGGCATGGTAAAGCGCGAGATCGAGCGGCAAAACTTCCCGCTGCGCCCGCTCAACAGAACTCAGAGCGATACGGCTCATGGCATTAATCCTTGTAAGTTGCCAGTGCCGCGCGACATGCAGTGGTGATACATTTGCCGCGTGGCTTGAAAGGGCCCAAACGCCGGCTAGATCTTCGGGATCGATACCGGCACCGTGCCGGGGCGAGCAATCCGTTGCTCACCCCTGGCGCAACAGCTGCCAAATCTGTGGTGGAAGAGGCAGCAACACCAAGGCTTCCGAGCCTTGGAAAAGCGCGATCAAGAGAGGTGGTTGCATGTGGTGTGCCCGCCTCTCTTTATCGCGACCCGACAGCGCTGTGGTGGTGCGTGCCGGGAGGAACCAGGCGGCCTTTAGGTCGCCTTTTTTCTTATCACGCAGCTGCTTTTTGCGGAGCCGAAGCGTTCAACAGCCAAGCAGCTTGGAATCCGTTGCCTTTCTGCTTCGCAGCCGTCGCCAACAGCTCGGCGTATTTGGTTTCACCTGTGTAATCCGTTCGCGGCAGGCATGCAGCCTGACGCCATTTGTTCAGTGCTTGGTAGCTTCTATTGCATACCTTCGCAGCGGCCCCGATGCCGCCTACGGCTTCAAACGCAAACGCAATCGCGCTCGGAAAATCTGCGGGGTCCAACATGACAACCTCCATTTATCAACTTGCGGTTGATGTTATAGCTCAACTGACTATTGCGCAACCTTTATGAGACTCTCAACTCATGGTTGATAAAAATTCTCTCCGCGCAGCTTTCAGCGAGCGCCTACACGAAGCACTCAACGATGCTGGCGTCCGCGCCCGTGGTCGTGGAGTGGATGTTCATCGTCAGTTGAAAAGCGTGGGCGTTGATAAAACAACCCAGGCCATCAGCAAATGGCTGAATGGTGAAGCGATGGCTGAGGCAGATAGCATGTCTGCCCTCTGCTCATGGCTTGGTGTCAGGCGGGAATGGCTTGAATACGGTGTACTGCCGAAAGAGCAGACTGGCCATAGCAACGTTCGCGCTCTAGCCCCTAGTGACTCGAGCAACGTTAGTGAGATCAATCAGCGCTTTGGAAAGGTTCCATTGATCTCATGGGTTCAGGCTGGTGCCTGGTGCGAAGCGATCTCAAACATTGAGAACTATGACAGTGATTCTTGGTTGTCATGTCCGGTTCCGATTAGTGCCCATGGCTACGCCTTGAAGGTTCTGGGTGACTCAATGACTAATCCAGGACCCGGGCGCAGTTACCCAACAGGATGTATTATTTTTGTGGATCCTGAAGCTGAAACAAAGACAGGGGATCGAGTAATTGCCAGAGTGCCCCGCACAAATGAAGCAACCTTCAAAATATTGGTAGAGGACGCTGGCCGGCAATTTCTTAGACCTATCAACCCGCAATACCCAATCATTGATATTACGGAAGAAACGCACATTTGTGGAAAAGTGGTTGGATCATTTATCCCGGAGTGAAACCTTATTCGAAGACAAATCAACTGTGAGGAAACATATGTGAAAAATTCGACGTATTTCGAAGCTGTTGAAATTCTCTTATTTGGAAATCAGATATTTGTTCATAGTCAGCAAACGCTGTCTCTTCGTAAGCAGCTGTCCAGTGCCAAGACACTTCTAGAAAATCATTTTTATCCATATGCTTTAATAAAGAATATTTTTCAACGTAATATTTCAAACCATACCCTTTAGGTGTCAAGCAGTTTAGGTATAAAACCTTTAATTCATCGTCAGAAATCTGCGCCCTTAATATATTGCAATATTGACGTCGCTGGAAATATTCCATACGCAATTGACGCTTGGATTTCTTACCTTTTTCACCCCCTTCGTCATTCAATTCCAACTTAAAATTATCAATCAATTTAAGTATCTGGTACATATTTCGAAAATACTGAGATAGTGATATTTTATTATCACTTTCAATTACATCCTTCACAGCCTCTTTAAGTTCTCTTAGGCCATTTGAATTTATACGCTCTTGTTCTTTTTTTCGTTCGACCCAAGAATACACGTCCGAAAATTCGATAACCGCGCTTTCTGAACCACGCAGATTAACCTTTTCAAGCACGCCATTAACAACCGATCTAAAAGTATCACTATCATCAAATCTACTTCTAGTTCGCAGCCTTTCTGCCAGTCTACTATGAACATCTAAAAGCCTAAACAGAACTGATTCAAAGTTTTGCCGCTCAAAAACCGCAGTTTGTTTATCCTGAATACGATTTGCTATCCGTGTCTCTTCTTTAGCTTCTTTGAGCTCTTTGCTTTGCATTTTAATAGTAAAAAGTACGGCAATCAAAGCCATGAAACTTAGCAAGGGATTCAATACCCCACCAAAAAAATCTCCAATTTGGCCCATATATTCAAGCTGAGTCACATTCGTGAATCTCAACAAAGGAAAATCAACATTAACAGAGATTTTTAACCACAAAATTAATGCGATAAAAAAAATTAGAAAGAGGCTCGTTGCCAAAAATGTTGGACCAAATCGCATCCATGCACACTTGTCAGAAAGCCCAATAAAAATTTTACGAAAGAAAATAGATACTTTCTCGTTCCTAAGCTGTCTCCTGTACTCAGCAGCCAGTCTTTTCTCAAGCATTATGAAACTCCTTTTTAATCACCTTAGCTCGGTGATAATGCAGAAAGCAAAAAGCACCGTATGCTATCCAAAAGCCACTACACGGTCCATGTTTTGTACTCACGACCGAAATCAACTGCAAAATATCAACCAATGGTTGACTTATCGCAACCAACGGTTGATATTTGCCTCACTCTTCCACCACAGAGCGAGGCAACACCATGCACACCACAACAACCCTGCACGTCCATCCGGCCGCAGCCACTCCCTTCCAAATCTTTGAGATCCGGCGCCTAGCCCGCGAGTACGGCTGCGCGTTCGCCATCAGCAAACCGAAGCTGGCAGCATGCACCAGTCCTGCCCCGGTCAATCCGAACGGCGGAGGGCACGCAGCATGATCAAGTACAAAATCGACAACCGCACCCTGCAGTTGCTCAATGCTCAGGTCAACCTGACCGAGACTTTCAACCACGTTCTACGAACCGCGCCCAAGCGCGAGTGCCTGGCGTTTCGCCTCAAGGTTGAACGTGGCATCGCGGAAAGCACCTTCGTCGTGGAGCTGGGCAGCGAACGCCACACGCTGACCCTGCCGAACGAAAAGAAGATGCATCTCAAGCTGGCCGACTTCATCGAAGAGATCGCCAACGGCCCGTTCGATGCGAGCAATACAAGCGACCTGCTGCACCGCCCTCACGCCAGCCGCGAATACGGCCGCTTTGAGGTATCGGATAAGCAGCGGGTGTTCGAGCTGGTACGCACCGGCGGCGTGCTGAGCCTCGACATGGGTTTCGACTACCCGCTAATCGTCGCGCTTCATCGCACTCACTCTCGATCAGGTGTCACCACCATCCTGAGCATCGGTAACAAAAGCCCACACACCCGTTACTTCACCGTGTACGGCAGCGATGTCGAGATCTACGGCAAGGTCAGCGAATCCATTAACCACCTTGCTGCAGCGGCAACTCCAGCTGCGCACGCGGCATGAGGGGCACACCATGGAACGCACCCTCGCCCAAGCCGCAACCCACCTCGGTCTGACTCGGCCGAAGCTCATCGCACGCATGCGTGAAAAAGGTCTGCTTAACGAGAGGAACCTACCGGCCTATCCCAACCGTGATCGCGACTTCCTGCGAATCAAGGACGGCCAGTGGTACCACGATCAGCTCGGCATGCAGTACAGCCAGTCGACCAAGGTGAAACAACCTGGCATCCGCTGGCTGGCGGAACAGTTGGGGATCGACCTACCTGCCATACCGGCAGACAACCGTGACGTGGCCTAGGGAATACGCCCGCCAGATCATCGCCATGCGAACACGAGAGGAGCGCAACGCCGCGCTCCTCGAAGTGCCCGAACATCTGCGCGAGCTGACCAGAACGCATTGCCTGAACGCCTGGAACCACCCGGCCAGAAAACAACGCAAGGAGGCCCAACAAAGCCATGAGTAACACAGCACAAAACCCTCTACGCCTGCACCCGGCGCCGGAATCAGCCACCGTCGAATTGCTTTACCGCATCTTCGGCGACGTCCTGATTCCACTCGACAAAGTGCGCGAGCAGTACTTCCGCAACCTCAACGAGCAATCCTTCGTCGCCGAGATCAGCAGCGGCCGCATCCAGCTCCCCATCACCACGTTGGACACCAGCCGCAAGGCACCGAAGTACGCACACATCCGGCACGTCGCCTCACTGATCGACATCCGCGCCTACAAGGCCGACGAAGACATGCAGCGACAGCAGGATGACACCAACGAGTAACACCCAAAACCGAATGGCTGCCACCACCAGCCGAAGACTTCCCCAGGAGCACACCACATGACCACAGTTCAAATTTACGCCCTGATAGCAATCGCCATCATGATCGCCGGCGTCTATTGGCTCGCCTACCGGCACGGCTTCAGCAGCGGCCAAGCCGAGGGACATTCAGAGGGCTACAGCGATGGCTATGACGTTGGCGGCTGTGTTGGGTATCGAGACGGCCAAGCGAGCCAGAGCGCTGATAGCGCGGAAGAAATCCGCAACTTGCAGCACACCCTTGATCAGGCGCACGACCAACGCAAGAAACTCTACACCCACTACGAGCGCGCCTTGGCTGCCTCAAAACTTGGCGAACAGGAACGACTGACCCTACTGGAAATCGCCGAGAAACTCCGGATCGCATCCGAAACGTTTAGCGCCTTCCGCACCGGCAAAAAGCTGGAGCGCGACACCCGCACACTCCGCGACCAGGCGCTCGCCATAGCTGCCCTGCTGGAACCGGCCGAACAGGAGAACGCCGCATGAGCGAGATCCGTCCCCAATCCAGCACCCACTTCAACCCGGCTAACTCTCAATCAGCCATTGATGCACAAACGCGCACTCAAATCTCGGAGGAAAGCGGCATGCAAATGGACCAGCACGACACCCAAACCACGACCGCTTTGCTCCGCAAGGAAACCAGCGTCGACACACTAGAAACAAACAGTCTCTGCTGCGCAGCAGCAGGCATTATTGCTCCTTCCAGCAGCACCACCGAGGCGCTTATACCCCACGAAAAGCTGCGCGAGGCAGCGACCCCCAATGCCACGCTAAACGCTCAGAATCGCCCGCCCGCGCAGCCTGTTGAGGGGGATAAAGCTCATCATTGGGAGATGTCATCCTGCGCAAGCAGCATTGATTCTACAGCGAGCCTTTTCAGCCGCCATAGCAGCTGCCTCCATGTCATAAATGATGAGCATGGAAATGCCACCAGGCTTCCCTGCCTGAATCGACTGAACTCCATGAAGAACATCTCTGACCGCGGCACGAAGTTCGAGCCAGCCTATAGCGGCTTCAGCTCGGGGCACTTCATTGAACTGTACTTCACGCATCAAGTAGTCACAATCGCGCAAAGAGACCTCGAACCTAGTCACCATGCGTTTGTCGCTAGAATTGTCAGTAAGGTAGCTACTGGCATTAAACGATACATCAGCGACGAAATTCGCGACGACAAACAACTTATCCAAAAGCTCTCTCTCTGCCTGCTTCGCAGCTTTAGAAGCCCGCTGGTTCTGCGAACTGGCGACAGCAATTGCCACGATGATCGCAAGCACAGACCCCACCGCTTGCACCCATGCGGCTGCGTCTTTCTTTGCATCAAAAGCATCAAGCAATACAAAAAGAGCCCACCCCAGTGCACCGGTAGCCAAAAACAGCCACACCACCCAAATCGTGGCTGTGCTCATAAACGGTGGCAATTTCAAACGTTTCATTCAAGCCGGCCCCTCGCCATCAAAAGATCCGCGAGATTGCCCACTTTCATCACTCTCGTCTACGAAAGTCACATGATGGAGGTTGCGGCGTGAACACTCTTTTCCTATTGATGGCGCAGTATGATGGCCAAGCAGTCATTCCACTGGACCGTGTGTGTGCCGATTACATGAACCTGACAGTCGAAAAATTCAAACGAAAATGTTTGGATGGAGAAATTGATATACCAATCGTTCGCCTAGGCGCAGAGAGTCAGAAGGCTGCACTAGGTATACACTTGAGAGACCTCGCAGATTACATCGATCGACAGCGCGAAAGAGCTACAGTCGAGCAAAAAAAATTCATGGGAAGAGCCGCTTAGGACGATTTGAGTCCTTTCTATCGTAGATCGGACTCAACCCACCTCATCACAAAACCTCTCATCATTGTAAATACTCATAGATCTTGTATAACACCCCAGGGCGCTGCCAACATACATATCCTTACTAAACAGCACACCACGTTTCCCAACAACACACCTGACATCTTCAGCTTGTGTTAACGGCAAAACTAAAGGGCTCGGCACTTCGTCAAAAACAATTCTGAGCAGGCTCTCAGCAACCTCTCTAAAGGCATCCTCAGCAGCAACTAAGTCCACTTCGGAATTTACGTTAAGAACAACCTTCAAAAGCTTTACAACATGCTCTCCACCGCTTACGTAATAAGCAATATTTGACGAATTGAAACCCTCTCCGACCTTCGCATATTTTGAACTCCCAAACCAATTTTCGTACCCATAGGCAGGTTTATACGAATTCACCTCCAACTGAAAACCATAAAGAAACCTGCGAGCTTCTCGTGGCCCCCATCCATCAACGCTCGACAGAGGTAATGGGTTTTTTTCTCTATGCCTACGATATTTCATAGAAACAATAGAGGCTTTTATTTCCGCTGGGTTTGATGCCGACCAGTTATACAACTCATGAATCCACTGCTGCATTAACTCCACGTCGGCCCTAAAATAAATCAGGGCTATACGTTTTGCGTAAGCGGCGACTTTTTCATCGTTCAACCGCAAATCTATTTGAGCGAAAGCACTATCGTATGCTCCGTACAACCCAAACAAATAAAGAAAAGGGAAAAACATAAAAGTGAGAATTATTGGACCAAAAAAATCTTTAAAATTTGAAGCACTTGCAAAGAAACTGAAGTTACTAATCATTTCATAGGCCGCATTAGCCAAATACGCAACCCCCACCACCACAACTAAGCGCTCTAAAAGCTTTGAAAGCATTGCATTCTTTTCTTCTCGAGAAGAGACCGCAGCAAGCAAGCTCAGAAACACTACAAACGGAACAAGAAAAATTTCTATCCATAAAGAGAAAGAATAAAGATCAGTAATAAAAACCACTATAGCAGTCGGCTTTACTACCCCACGAACCAAATTACTAAAATAATATTTTTCCGTCCTTATCTTAGACAAACTAAACATAGAACTGAAGGCGAACATCACCCCCCATACAATAGTAGTCTTAAGATTTTCATAACCCCATAAATCAACTCGGTGCAAACCGTAAACACAGACTGCCATCCATAAAAAAGCCAGCGAAAAAAAACTCAGAAAATGCCGATTAAGAAGAGCCTTAGGCACTTTAAGCATAGCGTCCCTAACATCTCGATTGAGACACATGGCGACCAAAGCCAAAAGAGCACAAATTACAATTGCAACCTCACGATTGTTCAGCTCCATGAACTCTCCCTAAGATCCAAGTAATGACCCAAGACTTCAATATAGCCGTTTTAACCATGACCAGTTCTCATAACTATTCCCTCGCCCTCTTAAATGCGTATACCGTCTCAATGAATTCCAATCTCTATGCCCGGAGACGCTCGACACCCTCGGAATGTCCCAGTCCATCTCAAACAGCCGGCTAACCCCCTCATGCCGCAGATCATGGAAATGGAGATCCTCGATTCCAAGCATCGGGCACGCCCTCGTGAAAGAGGCCGACACCGACTTTGCGTTGTAGGGGAAGATCTCTCGTTCGACTTTGGGCATGCTCTGCAGAATTGCCCAAGCCTCATCTGGCAGATGACACCACACGTCATTGCCGATCTTCTGACCGGGATTCTTCATATCGCGCACCAGGATAGCCTGTCGCGAATCGTCGAGATCATCCCAGCGAATCCGTGTAATTTCTTCCTGCCGGCGCGTCGAAAAAAGCGCAAAGGCGATCACCTTCGGCATGTCGATCTGGGCTTTGCGACGCTCCTGCATTTCGAAGAAATGCGCCATGATCTTGTCCAGCTCCTCCAACGTCGGCCGTCGATTTCGTTCCTTGCTCTTGCTGACCATGCCCAGCTTACGCAACACCTTGCGCGCATCGGACATCGCTAGCGGGTCCACCTCGTATCCCCATGCCGGTCGCGCCACAGACAAAACCGCACCTAGGTGCGACAGATCATTACCGACCGTCTGCGCCTGAACACCGCCGCCCTCGTCGTTCATTCGCCACTGTGCGAACTCCACCAGCTTCTGACTGGTCAGCGCCGAATCGTCGAGATCGCCCAACCAAGTATCCTTGATCGCGTTGAGTGTTGCGTTCTTGGTCTTGCCCAACGGCCGGATCTTCTCGTACTCGTCCAGGTACTGCTCGATCATTTTCCTTATCGTCACGCCCTTGCGGTTCGCACGCTCGATCGCACCAGGCTCGGCCAGCTCCGTCTCGCGGCGCTTGATCCAGGCTTGAGCGACCTGCTTGCGGTCGAAGGTTTGGCTTTCCTGATAAACTGTGCGCCCGTCCCGATTGATCCGTATCTGCGCCGTGTAAGCCGTCGAGTTGTCCTTGCGCTTGCGTGATGTGATCGTGCCCAT